TGGTTAATCTCAGGGAGAGTAACCTGGAGGTATGTGCGATAGCACAAATCACCGTTACGGGAGATGGTGCAGGTAACGCGGCGGCCGAAATCGGCTTGACCGGAGAAGGTCTGCTCAATTGACTCCATAGCAAAGTTGGTATGGCGTCTGTATGACACCTTCCAGAAAGTAATCTCGGGGGTTCCGGTAAGGAACACATCTTGGGCGCCATAGGCTACGAGTTGCATAAGTCCACCAGCCATTTTGGAATATTTTCCTTATACTATCCACAAAGAAAATAATTTCAGACAATTGTATCTAAATAATTAATTTAATATAAAACAGTTGTATTAAATCAATGTTTCTATTCTATTCACAGTTACGATAGAAAATATTACTATTGTTAAAATACTTATTAATAGTAGTGTTTTTTCCTAAATAAAGAGAAAACTTTTAGTAAGAATTTTTTAATTCCACATATTTTGTAAAAGTATGTAATCCTATGAATCTTTTTTTTTAGAAATTCCTAATAAATCATTTGAAAAATTAGATAATAGAAAATCCTCTAAATAATTCTCTTGGAAAATCTCTCTACGATTTTCATGTTTTTTAGTAAAAATATAGGAATCATTGGATTTTTTAACGCTCCAACCTTGGTCAAGTGAATTCATTATAAACATCATTTTTTGAAACTGTTTATTAGATGGTTGAATTATAGAGGTAGACATAATTTATATATATTTTTTAGATATACGTTTTTTAGTGTATTTACGAGTTTTATTATTTTTTATTAAATATGTAAATTATTATACCGACCGATATATGTTGAAAAATAATTAGATAGGTACTTTAAATTAATATGTATTTATTATTTATATAAATGTCTACTGTTTTTGATTATAATGTAATATTACAAAGTTACAAAATAAATGATTTTACTACTATAATTAATGAAATATTGCGACTTTTCTTAGGAGGAGCAGATTCCATTCACGATTTTGATGACCAAGGAGGGAGAGTTCCGATTGAGTCGTGGCCTTTCGTACGCTCATTATTAATGTCAAGTTTGAATTCAATAAAAAAAACAAAAACCACTAAAGATTCTACTGGAACTACTGATTGGCTATCAAATAATAGTAATGGATATGTAACAAGTGCTTCTAAGGTGGAAGACCAAACATTAGAATATTTTGAATCTTCTTTTTCTGAAGAATTAAAAGTTCCTTATACTAAATTAATAACATATAGACAAATAGTAGATGCTATAAATAATAAAAGTACTACACTACCTGATATAAATCAGGCAATTTACCAGGCAGGTATTGATTTATATGGTGGAGATGATTATAGTACATGCATATTAGATGTAGAAATGGAAATTGGTGAAGATTGGAATGTTTCATATTCAATACAGGATAAAATCAATATAGCAGTATTTATGTTAAATTTCTATTTTCCACCACCAATTGGTGATATTGGTCTAAACAGTAGATTTCCTTCTTACTTTACTTTTGATGCAAATTCAAATGTTCCCAGTAAAATATTCGGATTATTAGACCAAGTTGTTAATTTAATTACACCATTAAATATTGCAGATTCTGCTACAACTGGTGAATCGCATCTTTCTACTAATAAATCTCAAAAAAGAGCAGGTGTAAAAAACAAATATGAATTCCCTCAACAACCTGGTAACACCGAATATCTTTATACAAGTAATATTTATACAAGAAACACTGATAAATTATCATTATCAAAAAAAGACCCCGCGACAGATTACGATGAAACAACAAAATATGATTTTGAAATTAAAATAAACGGACAATCAAAAATAGATTTTGATGCTAATCATAAAAGTGGTCCTAGTGTGACATATTTATCTACATTGATTGGACAACCTGGCTCTGCTTTTCCTGAGTCAAAAATGGTGGATTTGGGTGTATTCAAAAATGGTTTATTTAATTTACAATCATCAATAAATCAATCATTGTTACTAGATATTAAAAGAAGTGGTGATTGGGAACAATGTAATGCTGCATACGTGATTAATAAGTTACAAGAACAATCAACTTTGAAAAATAGAGTTGTTTTATGTTCATTAGACAGATTATGTGCATTATACTCTAGATGTATAGGTCAGAATACTATGTGGCATTATGGAACACATCTTAAACTTTTTAGATTCCCTGGTAATATTACTCCAGAACAGAAAAGCATTATGGAAGGAGCTATAGCTCATAAGAAAAGTATTTTAGTTGATACATTAAAAAGTGAACTACCTAAACTATTAACAGCATTAACAGATAAACGAGTTTTGTTAAAACTATTATATTCTGACCCATCTTCAAGATTAAAAGGTTTTAAATACAATACAACACTAGATAATTGGATTACATCTATTGCAAAAGGAATGTTACAAAAAACAGATGGCGTAATTGAAGGATTAATAGGTCAATTAAATACTGCAACCCAAAATCTTCAAAACCAAGATGAATATTTAGAATTAATGAAAAGGTTTTTTACGTATTTATCATCAATTTGTGGACAAACTATAACAATTTACAATAGTCAAACGTTTATTGACGGTTATTTGAATAAATTTACAGGACTAGATAAGTGTGTTTTTTTTTATTACAATTATAATTTGCTTTTGAATTTAAGAGACTTGTTATTTCCAATTTTATCATTTGACCCTACGAGATTACCTAGATCTATTTCACTAAAAAATTATAAGGAAGAATTATTATCAAAAGGATTTTTTTCCTCGCTTGAAACATTAAAGGATTTGTTATTATTACCGGAAAAATTTTTAAATGCTATTAAAGCAGTACCATACGAGGGGTTCGGTGAAAAACCAAATGTAGGTTATTATAAAAAATTGCAACAACTGTTCAAAGAAAAATATAAAATTCAGGTGGGTGGATTAAAACGTAAAAAACATGGTGAGGGAGAAGAAACTGATGAGGGAGAAGAAACTGATGAGGGAGAAGAAACCGATGAGAGGAAAAAAAGGAGCCTTTTTCATCATTCCAAATCTACTGAATCGGAAAGTGATTTTACTAAATCATTATTAAATAATTTACTTGACAATCTGGAAATTGATTTAACAAATGAATTTGTAATATTTTTGTCAACCGTTGTTGATATATGTTTTTCGTATGTTCCAAGATATTTATCATTCGACGTTTTTTATTCAACTATTAGTAATGTAGTCATATCACCTGAGGACTCTACATTAATTGAAATAGCAATTATTGATTTTTTAGAAAATTCTAGTATTCTTTTTAAAAACGCATTAGAATTAAATGAACAAATAGTTAATTTACCAAAGTATTTAAAACTTATCAATAATTATTTACAAATTTATTTATTTTTATCATGTTTTTATGTTTTAAGAGATGTAACCTTTTTAGCGGAACATAGTGAACTTATTGAATCTTTAAAAAGTGCAGAATATATTGTTAAAACTCGTGAAGAATTAGAATCATATTATGAGTTTGTAATGGACTTATTAAATGAATTCTATAAAGAATATTTACCTCCTAATTTTACTCGATTTATTTATAATGAAAACACTGATTTCATGATAAAATTCGCGATTAGATTACTTTTTAATAAAACAATACCATCAAATAATTTATTATTAACTATCATAGTTTTTTTCCAAAATTATTTTAAATATGTCTTATTGTTAAAATATTCGGGTTCTGGTTTAACTGATGGTTCTTTGATAGGTTATTATCAGGGTAGTATTAATGACTTCAATGATTCTTACCAACTAAATGCTTTTTTTAAAAAATTAAATCTTATAGATCAATTGAATAAAGATACAAGATTTGGAAGCATCAGTTGGGAAACGCAAGAAAATGTAAATATCTACTATAATTTTTCAAAAATTGTATTTCTCTTAATGACATATTTGTACAATCCACAAGTAGCTGTAAGTACTGTAAATCAACTTTCATTGTTAAGAGGTGGGAAAAAAAGAATGTTAAAAACTAGAAAAAATAAAACAAAACATCAACAATATAAAGTTAAAAAAATAAGAAATTCAAAAACACATAAAAAATCTAAATAACAATTTCAGAAAGAGTTTGTTTTCTCCTATTGATGCAATAATGAGAAAAATTATAATATATATGGTAATAAAATAATATATAGGTTTTTAATGTAAAATTATTATATTAAAAAACAAAAATTATGAGTACAAAAGTAAATCCTAAAACATTGCAGAAACAACAAGCAAACACAATAGATGAAAAACACAATGAATTATTAGAACATTTTCATAAAAACGAGACAAAAAAGATACCCGAAATTGAAGAGGAAATAATTCTCTTAAAGGAGAAAATAAAATGCTTAGAAGAGAACCAAATAGAGCAATATTTGGATATACGTGACAAAATTCTCTCTTTACGTAATGAGTTAAAATTATTGAAGAATGAGAAAAAAAAGTACTTACTAGATAATTCAAAGTATATTTTCCAGTATTTTGAACAAAAACAGCAAATATCTAGTGGTACAGTGACTAAACAAAATTCTAATGTGGTAAATTCCTTTTTTAAAATAAAGGCCAGCAATCCCGAATCGGAAAATATTTCTGCAGAGAAATATAATCAATCTAAGAAAACGTACCAAAATTATTGGCGTAATGTGAATAATGAGATGGCAAATATTCAAAATTTTATCATTACGTCCGATGTTTGTGAGATTTGTAATAACGGAGAGATGATTCCCCAAGACGAAGAAGGAATTCTTATTTGTAATAATCAAGATTGTAGTAAATTTATCACATATATAATTGATAGTTCTAAACCTACTAATAAAGAGCCCCCTAATGAGGTTTCTTATACTGCATATATCCGTCTCAACCATTTCAAAGAGATTCTATCACAATTTCAAGCCAAAGAAACTACTCAGATTCCAGAGGAAGTAATAAATGCAATTAAAGCACGTATTAAGAAAGAGCGTATTAAGGACATGTCTCTTATTAATTATGATAAAATGCGAGATATTTTAAGAAAACTAGGATTTAATAAATACTTTGAGCATATTCAATATATTAATTCTTTATTTGGTATTAAACCACCTATTATGAATGAAGAATTACATGAGACGCTTTGTGTATTATTTATTGAAATCCAAAAACCATGGGCGGTTCATTGTCCGGCAAATCGTACTAATTTTTTTAATTATACTTATACACTTTATCAGTTATGTGTTTTATTAGACCAAACCCAATATTTACCCTATATTCCGATGATGAAAGATAGGGAGAAACAATTAGAGCAGGACATGATTTGGAAGAAGGTATGTAATGATTTGGATTGGGAATATTTTCCGTCTGTATAAGCTTTATAAGTCTTATAAGCTTTATAAGTCTTATAAGAAGAAAGGGACAACCTACGGTTCCAAAACGATAGGTTAATAATAAATTATTAATAAACTATAAATACTTTTTTGACTGTAGTAAACCTTTACTATTTTTATAAAATAATATTCAAAGAAAAAGGAAGGGGGTTAGGGGGAAACCGTTGGTTTCCCTCTACCCTCTACTAAGGAATATTCTTTTTAGAACAATAAAAAAAGGTCAATGATTAACTAACTTTTACAAAACAAATCTAAACGAATCTTTTACTCAAATAAATAGGGTCACATTGCTCCCACTGTATATAACAGGATTGTCAACCGTGATGATGTTTTCATCATAATCCACATTGATAATGGTAGAATCCTTACCAAGAAGCTCACTATACACTATGTCTCCAACATTGAATCTGTCCATCGGACCGTTAACTCGGATATTTACGTCGTCCCGATTGGCGCTTCCATATACTAGCATAGTATATAAACTGAATATCTCCTCATGAGTGGGAGGAAGAATGAAATATTCCGACAACTGATAATCAATGTCAGTAATGTAATTAATGGACCAAGTAATGCAGTAGCGTGACGACATCTGAAGATTGACGAAACCGTGTTCGTCTGGAGCGAAATGCTCAGCACCAACGGGGACGCCGTCAATCTTCAGCTCCTGGTCCATTTGGAAAGGTAAAACATTGCCGGCGAAAGGTAAAACATTGCCGGCGAAAGGTAAAACATTACCGGCATTGTCGCAGAAATAAAGTACAGCAGATTGATTTGCAACAGGCCGTATGGCCAATAGGGTAGTATCGTCAATTCTGGTGTAGTAACCAGTGACGCCCAAAAGAAAGCTAGGAAAAGACATGTTGGCTCGGTAGATTTCCCTACTTAGATTGATGAATAAAGTATTCAATTTTTTAACAATATTTTGTTTTTCTTAACTTTACGTTAAATCCTCAAAAATTATTTAGCAATAGTACATTATAGGATGGATAGTAAAGATATTCAAATACTGCAAAAAGATGCGATTATAAACAAATTGAAACATGAAAATGATAAATTAAACGGTATAGTAGAGACTCTCAAAAAACAACTAGAAAAATATACAAATAATGAACGCCATAAAAAGTATTATGAGCAAAACAAAGAAAAAGTAAAAGAAAATGCCAAGCTTTACCTTAATCGGTTGAAGGTTGAAAACCCAGATAAATTGAAAGAATATAGGCATCGGGCATACATTAAGCGTAAACAGAAAATAATCACACTTGATGAATACAGCGAATAATGAATTTATAAATTTATATGATTCTTTCTAAAATCATATAAACGAACTTTACAAAAAAATTATGTTTTTAAATACCTATTAATATTGGCTGCATTTACATAGCCATCTTGAGACCACCCATTAAATTAATTCCCGCTGCGGCGCCTAAACCACTCCTACTGGAAGCCCCGGCAGCGGGAATGAATACGTCAAGAATGCTAAATACAGCGGCGGCAGTTAAGGCAATAATTACAATCTCTTCAACATTAAGAGCCTTCTTAGGGATAAGCATAGCTACGACAGCAACAGCTAAACCCTCAATCAAGTACTTAATAGCACGTTTAACAAGTTCGTTGAAATCAAACATATTGCTCATTTTGATTATATAATATAATCAAACAAAATAATTTTTTTCATTAATATTCCTAAAATAAATAATATTATATGTTCCGAAATCACTTAAATAGTATTTTTCTTAAAATTCTATATTTGCTAAAGATGTCAACCTTTGAAAAGAAACTTCTACCAGATGGAAAAAAGAATCCTAAATATATTGACTTATGCGACGAGGACCAATCAATTGCCGGGCAAAAATTTTGCTGTATGTCATTTGTTTCCCCCGAAAAAATACTTAAAAAGCGCGAGGTTCTCCTTTTCAATTCTTTCGTAAAGAATTGGGATTTTTCTAAATCTATGGAGCGTTATAAGGATTTCATCAACTTTTTATCCTATAAATATAATCTAAAGGTAGATGATGTAATTACTGATTTTAATGACTTCATAAAAGAGGAGGGTGATAAGATTAAGAATGTGGGTGTAGAAGATGACTATAAAAACTTCGTAGATAAACATGAGGAGAAGTTCAATGAGCAATTTAATCGCGACCACGCATTCCAGACATCTGTTCGTGGTCTTAAGGTTCGTGGTGTTTTTGCTACACAGGAAGAGGCGGAGAATAAATGCAAGTCTTTAAGAAAGCATGACCCAAATCACGATATTTTTGTTGGTCCAGTGGGTATATGGATTCCTTGGGATCCGGATGCCTACAAGACTGGTAAGGTTGAGTTCTTAGAGGAGGAGTTAAATCAACTCCATAATGAGAAGATTAAGAACGAGAGTTTGGCGAAAGAAGAATTTGATAAGCGTGTTATGGAAACCAAGCGAAAGGCAATTGAGGAGAACATTAAGTTGGCTAAGAAGAGTGGTAATGTGTTGACCCAAACTATTGATGATGATGGTAATTTGATTGGTGTTAAGGAGAAGGTCAATTTTGACGAGAGAGAAGTAGCCGATGTTGAGTCTACTAAATTATATAATGAGTTACAGGTAAAGAAGGCAGTAGATGCCGTAAATAACATTGATTCATCGGATGTGCAAAATAGAGGGAAACCGTAGGTTTCCCCCTAACCCCCTTCCTTTTTCTTTGAACATTATTTACACCGATGAAGATTTGCCTTTTAATTCATTTATCGGCAACGTTACCAGTGAAAATCTAGTAGAACGCCTTTCGGGCGTTCCATTTTAAATCTTCAAGGGTGTATAATAGCTCAAAACGGTAGGTTACTGGATTTTCATTTTAAAAAATTTGTTCAAAACAACATATAATAACAACACTATACTTGCAGTTATTATATTTTATTCCTACTGAGGAAAAAAGGAAGGGGGTAAGGGGGAAACCTACGGTTTCCACCTAGTGTATAAAAACAATAAAGGTATACTGCAGTAAAAAAAGTATTTATAGTTTATTGATATTTTATTAATATAAATTCCAGTAACCTACCGTTTTTAGCTAGTGTAAGATTCATGGGATGTGTAAATATAATTAAAATATCAGAAAAGATATAAACGTTTTAAGTTTATATATTTTAATCATTATGCATTCATTTTGTCAGTTGGTTCATAAACAAACTACTGATTATGAAACAAATAAAGAATATAGTAATAAACCATTAATAAACATACTATTACAAATTTTTTTATTAAATCCAATTCATTATTCTATAAAAGCAAAATTTGATTTTTTTAAAACGGTTTTGGATAACCAGTTTATTAATATGGAAACAAAACGAGATTTTATAACTGTTTTTTCTACTATACAGAAGAATTATTGGTTACTAAACCGATTCGTACATAATTTTAAGTTGAAGAAAGCACCATTTTTAATACGTAATGATTTAATCTTAACACCGATTAGTGAATCCAGTCATAATGTAATAACTATTTTACAAAATAATAATAAATATCTATTCACTGTGAATGACTTACGTAATATTATTGAAGTCGCGTTATCTAATTCCCCATATATGTTTGCGAATCCAAGCCCTCCTAAAAATCCATATACCAACATGCCATTTAGTAAATCCATCTTATATCAAATTTATTTTTTTATGAAACATGGCAATTTCCTATTATCAAATTTATTTCATAACTATTTTTTATGTAATTTTAATTTGACTTCATTTAAGTGTGAGAATGAATTTATTATTCGTAAAAAATATATTCAACAATATTTGAAAAACATGGATAATGACGATTTATATTATTATAGTATTTGTATGTTAAGCACTACAAAATATACTAGAAGAATGAAAATAAATAAAGGATTCCCCAAAAAATTATTTATTGATATTATGATGCCCTATTTAAAAATTTATGTAAATTATTTGTATTCATTAGATGTTTGTGAAAGAAAATCCATGGCATGCTTATTAAATATGCATTTAAAGAAATTTTACAAATTTAATCCAAAGTTTGGTAGAAAATACGTTAGACATATAAATGGAAAAGCCATTGATGTATCATACGATACTTCGCATGTTAATTTTAGTGGTATGGAATATTCTACAGATTATAAAAAATCTCATTTAGAATTAGATGAGAATATTTATGGGAATGATTTTTCACTATACGATGGAAACGTAAATCATAATCGTAATGGAGTTAGTTATTATGCAAATGAAGAAGAAAGTTTAAGTGATGAAAGCTCAGGCAGTGAAGATACTGTGTAAATTAATTAATCAAATATTGCGTTTTCTTTTACAAAGCAAGATTTTTACCATTTTGATTTCTTCACATTAATCTGTTGTCCTGTGCGTTTCTTACCTTTACTCGGGTCATACGCTTCATCTTCATCATCAGAACCCATGTTCTTAGATATTTCCCAGAATTCCTTAGATCCCAACTTGAAATCAGGGTGGTCCTGGGCCTTGTACCAGAAAATCTGGTCATTTAACTTATTGGACTTTGCGTTGTTATTTATAACTAAACATTCATAATTCTCCGTGGTCTGGTCCATGACGGCACAAAAGGACTCTAATGTTGGAAACATACTAGCATAATTCTCCCAGATACGTTTCCGATTTGTCAGGTAAGGTTCTCGTAAAATGAATACATAATCTATGTTGGTTCTCAGGTTAGGAGGAATACCTAACGGATATTGCATTGTGATGATTAACATGACCTTCCAATGTCTGCCATTCATAAAAAGTAAACGCATCATCTTATCACGCGTCCATGTCTGGTCATAAAGGCAATCATCTAATATAACAAATGCCCTAGGGTCAATGGTGGTTTTTCGGTAAACTTCAATTTCTTTATTTACCTGTTTCAAAACCGTCTTTTGACGACGTAAAATGTTCTCTATTAAAACAGTATTATATTCCTCGTGAATAAATAATTTAGGTACATGAGCTGCATAAAATCCATTACCAGCCTCAGTTCCCGATATAACTGTTCCTATGGGAACATCTTGGTGATAAAACAATAAATCTCGTACCAAGTAAGACTTACCTGTATCACGACGTCCAATCATAACAATAACGGGTCCCTTATTTTCATCCGGTTTAAATGTGATTTGACGCATATCAAACTTTTTTAACTCTAAAGTCATTATGAAGTATATATTGATTATAGATATTTAATAAAACGTATAAACGTACTAGTTAAAAGCGATAGGTTACTGGAATTTATATTTTTAAATTATTAATAAACTATAAATACTTTTTTACTGCATTATACCTTTACCTTTATAAAGAAAAATGAAGGTGCTAAGCAGAAACCGTAGGTTTCCCTCTAGTCCTTCGTTTAGAATGATAAATTTAAAATATATAAACCACTTATATAAAAATGAATACTTTAGATAATACTAAATTTACCATTTATTATGTAAAGTCCAAGTCCATTTCTTTAGATGATTTAAAAGAATTGGAGAAGGATTATGAGTATAGTCCAGAAGATATAGAGTATAAATACAATCCATTTCAAATAAAAAAACTACAACCCTATAATCCTATTTACTCCCTATTTTTTGAATTAAGTGATAAAAGTTATAATAAAATTTCACTAAATCATGAGTATCATTTTTCAACTATGAATAAAGTAACCCATTATGAGAGTGGAACTCAGCATACTAAACCAGTATTTATCAAGTATTCACCACTCATAGACCCAATTAGATATATGACAGGGAAATACAAATTAGATATGGATAAAATTACATGTTTACCATCTTACATAAATACTGAAGAAATCTTACCTAAGATTGCCTATCATAATAATGCATCGTATACGGATAACTTTTTTAGTTTTTTAGCCTCAAAATTAACGCATAAACATGGTTTTGTACACGGAGTTGATTATTATGGTTCTTTCTTAGGTATACAATCCAAATTCAAGGCCAATATATCTGATGATTTAGATTATCTGAATTCATCAGATTATTTTTCTGAAAAAATAAATAAACTTTTTACTGTTTCTATTAATGGCGATAATGAGTTTGCTAATTTTGGGTCTCGTGCAAATAAAAAGAAATTGATTCTTGAAGAACTTGAAGAGGAGGAGTTTGAAATAGAGGCTGAAATGTTAAATGGACTAGATACAGATACAATTGAATTAGACCTTAATGAACCTAAACCCAATAACGGTAACGAATTAGTATACGAAAAAGAGGGGGAAAATGAAAAAGATAATAATGATATTTCGGAAAATTCATCTAACAACAGTGAAACAAATTATAGTCAGAATGAGGATTCTGATACCGATGAAGATGACAGCAGTGATGATTCTTCAGAAGATTGGGAATCTGATTCTAGTGATGCAACAAATGAATATGATGAAGAGAATAACCAATATGCCTTTATAAATGATTTCCCGGTCCAGTTAATTTGCTTAGAAAAGTGTGATGGAACATTGGATGAATTATTTGTAAAAGAGCAGATAGACGAAGAAATTGGCGCGGCCATCTTGTTTCAAGTAGTTATGATACTAATAGCATACCAAAAAGCATTTCATTTTACTCACAATGATTTACATACTAATAATATCATGTATATTAATACTGATATTGAGTATTTATGCTACCGGTATAACAAAAAAGTTTATAAAATACCTACTTATGGTAAAATCTTTAAAATAATTGACTTTGGACGGAGTATTTATAAATTCCAGGGTCAAACCTTTTTTAGTGATAGTTTTAATAGCGGGGGTGATGGTGCCACACAGTACAACTGTGAACCATATTTTAATGAAAAAAAATCGCGCGTTGAACCAAATTATAGTTTTGATTTATCACGTTTAGGATCTTCTATTTATGATTTTATTATTGAAGATGATAAACATCCTGAGCGATTTGATGACTTACAAAAGACTATTTATAGATGGTGTTTAGACGATAATGATAAGAATATATTGTATAAGAGAGATGGAGATGAACGCTATCCAAATTTTAAATTATATAAGATGATTGCGAGAACAGTACATAAACATACTCCACAAGAACAATTAGAGTTTCCCTTTTTTAAACAATTTTTATTATCTAGTAAAAAGGTGGGTAATGTAGACATTATGGATATAGATAGTTTACCTGTTTATGTTTAAAAAAATTTATTTGGTTATTATATAGTAATTTTATTTTAATGACAACTCCGATACCATATTCAAACTTGGGCTTGAGACATTTAAGATGGAGGATTAAGGTTTATATAGAAAAAATTACCGAACCAGAACTTACAACAAGATATCAGAAACAGCTACAAATAAAGTTAGAACATGATGTTAAAACAAGATATGAATATGTTAAATATTTCATCAGGGGAGCTAGTTATTATGCAGAACCAAATAGTGTACTAGAAGAAGATATTTTAAAAGATCCAAGCAATGAAAAATTTGGCTTGAAGCAATATTTGTCAATAATTTATACAAAGGATGGGAAATATGAAACAATCCATTTATATTTTGAAAAAGATTCATTAGGTACTTTACATTATAAATATACTGACGAAATCCTGATGTCTAAAATAGGTGATGTAACATTAATTCTAGAACAATTAGGTAAATTTATTGAACTAAAAGAAGAAGAATTAGGTAAATTTATTGAAAAGGAAATCAAATTTGAACCATCATATGAAATCGATGATTCTCAGCCTCAAAAAAAAACAAATACAACAATAGTAGTACGGAAACCCATTGAAGACAATATAACGTACACTACAACAACAAAACCGGGACTAAGTGTTCCGTCAGGTTCGTCGGGTACTTCTTTTTCAGATTGGGGAAGTATGTTCGGTGGTTCAGGTGGAAAGAATAAAACTATCTCTACAAAGTCTACCAACAAAAATAATAAATTAAAATCAAAGAATTCAAAAAAGGATAAAAACTTGAAAAACTTGAAAAAGTCAAAAACAGTAAGGAAAAGCAATAAAACGAAGAAATCTAAAAAATAAGTATAATTATCAAATATAAAAACATATGTATATTTGATATTAATGGACAATAATCTCATTATTAATGAGAACACTATTTACGTAAAGATTTTGATTTTTTTTTATTAGTAATTTTTTTTTTTTCTGTTTTACACTGTTTTTTTGTTAATTTCTTAGATTTCTTAGATTTCTTAGATTTCTTAGATTTTTTAAATGTTTTGCTACTTATTAGCGATCCTCCAATATTATGATTAAATTTTGTTCCAAATCGCCCTGGAATTACTATTTGTCCTCCCTTAGCATTTAATAATCCATTTAAATCTCCACCGTTTAAATATATAATTATCTCAACCATTTGATTAAATCTTGACTTGTTAATAGAATTAGATCCAATACCATCTAACGCATCTTCTATTGCCGTTCTTGCCAAGTTTTCCTCAGGTGGTCTTCTAACAAAATTTAAAAATTCTTTATCAACTAATTTTTTTAAATCATTAGCTAAGGGACTATTGTTAACACATTGTTGGTACAAAAAGGCAACTAGATTATTTATCTTACTTTCTTCCGGTAAAACTAAAACCCGACTTATTGTAGATATTACTAAGTTAATGGCAGTTGTAAATTGTCTTGATAAAATATGTAATATCGTTTGGTCACGTGGGTTATCTAGTTGTTTGTTACTTGTACGTAAACATGTACTTTTATTCATAAAACCTTTTAATAAAGCAGTTACATTTTCTAAATTTTCAGGCCCAGGATTACTTGTGGAAAAATTATTTAATAGTTCTGTTAATTTTTTATAATCTTCTCCTTCTGGTAATGGTATAAAACCAGGTTTTTTATTAATAATCAAACACCTCTCAGGAGAAGAATTTTCAAAACCCAATGCTCTAAACTCTGCATCATCAGAATCTACAAAACCCAATGCTTCAAACTCTGCATCATTACTTGGTTTTTTACTTTTAAAAAGACTTTCAAAAAAACCCATTTTGTTTTTTTATTTTTGTATATAAATATAATTAGATATTTACATATATATGGAAGAGTCATTTGTAGAAGAAATGTACACCGATGGTCGCGGACCATGGTATTGCTATATTCTAAGAAACTGTAATCCCAGATATCAGCACCTTACTTACAACGGCTCCACTAATAACCCAAAGCGAAGACTTAGACAGCATAATGAAGAAATATCGGGTGGTGCACGTTATACCCACGGAAGAGGCGGAGGATGGGAAATATATGCGCTTTTAACCGGATTTCCCGACCATAAAAATGCACTTTCATGCGAATGGAGAATTAAACATACCAACGGAAAACCAGGAATAAGACCTAGAGAACATTGTGGTATTCAAGGGCGGATTATAGCATTAAATGAAATTCTACAATTAGAAAAATGGACTAAACAATGCACAGTTTTCAATAAAGACATAGCCCTGACTCTTTATTTAGCAGAAGATGTTTTAGGGTATGTAGATTCAGAATGTTTACCGGATAATGTTTCGGTAATTAAGGGAATACCTGATTTTTGATTATAAGCATTATATTGTCAAATGTATTTACAAAAGAAGGTATTTCCAATAAAGTAAAACTTAAAGTGGGATATTTTACCTCCCATTCTTTGATTTTTTCTACAAACAAATCTTTTTCAGTAGAAATTATGTCTTCAATAATATAAAATCCATTTTTCTTTAATTTATGAATACTGTTTTCAAAAAAACAGACATTTGCTGCAAATGTATGTAATCCATCCTCAATTATAATATCAAATGGTTCTCTTAATTCATCTTCGTTCCACATATATTTTATTACATGTGGATTGGTTTGGTCACAATAATATGTTTTAATAGAATCAGTAGTAAATAAAATATCAGAATCAATATCTGCACCAAAAACTTTAGCTTTAGGAAAAAATTTAGACCATCCATATAAAGATGCACCTGGAGAACCATTGCTTCCCATATTTGAAGGAATGTTAACATTATTTGAACCTAATCCTAATTCAAAAATTCGTAACGGCTCATTTCTTATGCTTTCAAATAAAGCATAATAGATTACAGAATAATTATGCCAAGAATTTGTTATATTAACAGAGCCTTTGTCACTACCAAAATTTCCCATTATTTCACATAATGGTGTGCTTATTGTTAAATCAATCGGCTCTTTGAATAGACCATCCATATATTATAATTGATTAATGTTATATTTATATTTATTACAACCACAATATTAAATATTTACAACGATAAAAACAATATTCAAAACTACTTCGCGAAGTGATTATTTTATCATTTTGAGGGGGCGTAAATGAGCGTATTAGCTGAAAACGGTAGGTTACATGAATTTATATTAATAAATTATCAATAAACTATAAATACTTTTTTTACTGCAGTATACCTTTATTATTTTAATAAACAATGTTCAAAGAAAAAGGAAGGGGGTAAGGGGGAAACCTACGGTTTCCCTCTATTCTATAAGTTCTATAAATTATATCTTACTATTTTAATGGAGATAGAAAATATTTTCCGATTTGATTATGTGTTTTCGTACTGGATATTTACATGGTATATTTTGTATGAATTAAAAATAGTATCCTACAATCCAAAAATTGCCCTTATTTTAGGATTAATAGAGAACCTTTTTGTTTTATTATTAATGTTCTATTATAAGAATTCATATTTCCACATTTTTTCATTTTGTTTTATTAATTTTTTCATCAAAGTATTACCAATATGGAGGTTAAGAAAAACAGGATATTACATGAAAGACGTATATGCTTTGACTAAATTGTTTTCAATTTACCTATTATGGTTATACATGAACAGAATACATTTTGTAAAATATGCGCAAGAAAAAATTAATAGGTTGAAAAATGATAAACCGCCAGGACCTTTTGCTTATTATGTGGACAAGTATTTTGAGGTAAAATAATATCCTTTACTAGTGCATAGGTTCTCATCCATTCTAGATTTAATAACATTCTCATATATTATTTTTCCGGTTATTATATTTTTTTCTCCAAATTTAGTGCATTTACTGGTTTTACCTATATGTAATTGACCATTTACCATATAATGTATACAATCAATACATGCTGGTAAATTAATATTTTTGATAATTTGGTGGGGCACTTTTGTTGCCAACATACTAGTGAATTGTTGTCTAGAGATAAAATAAATGAAAAGATTCAATTTTTTGTAGCTGTAAAAAAATTGAATAAAATAGTAAGATTTACAAAAGAAATTAATTATAATTAAAGAATGGACACCGATTATGGTGATATAGTTCTACGTAATAAAACTCACCTGGATACTTTGTTATCACGACTAGGACAAGAAAAAGGATTACCTAAATATTACAAGGGAAAAATTACTGGCGCTATTCTGTGTAAAAATAAATACACTAATATGGATGAACTTCATGATTTGGCCGATTTACAAAACGTAAACAAGTCAGATTTAGTCAAAGGAACAGAACTAGTAGTTATAAATAATCATTGGACAAAGAGTACATTGTTCCAAGGGTTTATAAAAGGTTCCCATTATAAATGGGAAACTGTGAATGGGTTCTACATGATTCTATCGCAGAATGATGTAGATAAGTTAAGTGATAAGGAAAAGAGATATTTACGCTTTTAACCTTTCTTACATCCACACTTTGTGCACTTAGAACCGAAACCATGCATGCCATATGAATGTTTATTAGTTCCATCTGTACACATTTTGGTACTGCATAATGGAGCATCTGGTTCACCTGAACTTGTTGAACTAAACCCAAACATCCCCCCTTTAATCATTTTTCTTTTAATGGATTTTGATTTCTTACTACGTTTTATTGAACGCTTACTTATTCTCTTCTTCATCGATTTTGTCATTATAATTATAATTGTTAGTTATACATTTAACGAATATATTTTCCTAAATTCATAAATTAATTATTGAAATATTTTTCAATAAATTCACTAGGAATCATTATAGGAATCCCATGTTCATTGGCATATTTAGTTTTATTTGATACATCCTCCTTTGACTTAACTATCAGTACGAATGTTTTCTTCCCAATAGAATCATCTAAAACACCACCTACTTTTTTAAGACCATCAATTATTATTTGGTCACGTACTTTGGTCATAACAATGTGTTTTTCATAAAGAGGATGGGAAATGTCCATTCTTTGGTCCATTCTTTGGTCCATCGTATTCTCCAAAACCGCACCCGTTTGTTCCAATTTCCCCTCCAAACCACTTTCACCCAAAAACGCCATAAAATCAACAATATGTTCTACAAAAGCCTTGGCATTCTCCTTTCCAATCCCCTTAATACCTTTCAAAAGCATAATTTTATCCTCATTACTTTCTGAACGAGTTAAAATATCAGGAAATTCATCTAAAATGGGTCGGATTTTACGCTCTCCAATACCGCGGCCAAATTTATTAGAAGCCGCCATTATCTCCAAAAGACTCGCTTTTTCTATCTTATCATGTATACTTGTATGTACTTTTTCAATCATCTTGGTTTTAAACCCTTCAACGCCTTCAAAATCCGATTTCTTCATTTTAATAATTTTTGATATAGTATTAAATCCAGATTTCATAATACGTTTCACATTTCCACTAGACAATCCATCTACACCTAATCCTGTAAAGAAAGCAGTAATTTCTTTTTCACGAACACCCATATCTTCACCTACTTCATCAAGTACTATGTCTACATGTGTATCTGTCCAATGATACTTTGCATCAGGCATTTTTGCATGTTCTGCTGGTACAGTGACAGATTTTATATGTGGAATAACATCTCCACTACGAATAATCTGAATAACTGCCCCAATTCCGATTTTATTTGTTTCTATAAAAGACCCATTAAATCCAGTTGCAAATTCAATTGTTACACCACCAAGACGAATTGGCTCAATTTGAACACGGGGTTTTAAATATCCACTCTTACTAGCATTCCAAATAACATCTACTACCTTTGCTTCCGCCATTTGGTCCGAAATAATCATTTTAAACGCAAACGCATATTCGGGATTTCCGTCTTTTCTAGAATGCATGTTATCATCGCATACTATTACACCATCTACTTCGTACTCGTAATTTCCTCTCCAATCTAGCAACGTTTCAGATAATGATTCATTAGATAATTCGTCTATCTTTTTTTCTTTGTTTTGTACTACTTCATATCCTAATGATTTTAATAGAGTTATTTGTTCACTAGGTTTCATAAGAGGTTGAATTACTTCATACGCCACAAAATGTAGGTCTTTGGTTTTATCATCTAGGGTTTTACTATTAACAATTCCTGATACTAAGTTTCGTGGATTAGCAAAAGTAGCTTTATATTTATCCTCAAATTTTTTCTTAGGGATTATAAATTCACCTCTTACTACGAGTTCTTTATCAGTATCCGTTGGTAATTTTAAAACCCGTAAAAGATGAGTAACATCTTGACCAACTTTTCCATCACCACGAGTATAGAGTTTAGGTGCCGTACCATTATCATTTATACAATACATACCACTCACACCGTCTAATTTGCATGATAATACATAGGGACCTTTATATTTGGACATCCAATTCATCAATGCCCCCGTATCGGGTTTAATTTTATCCATAGACGGCATATTATATGGAAGAGTAACCTTATTCTTTTCTATGGGAGCCCCGACTTGTTTAATAGTTTCGTTATCAGGGTATTTTTTTTCAGCGAATTCTTTTACAATATCATATTCATTATCTGTCATCAACGGGGTTTTGGTGTTATAATATGCATCATTTGCTACGATGATTACGTCGGTGACTTGCTGCTCAGTGAGTTCCTCAATAACAGTTATTCCTTGTTCTTTAAATAATTTTATCTTCTTTTTTGCTTCAGTTTTATTAGACATTTTCTTTATCTTATTTTCGGGTTTTCCTTCTAAATTATTTTTTTTGGTTTTATTTTGTTTGGTCAAATTTTCTTTTTTTTTCATTGTACCTTTAATAACTATTTGGGCTTCAGGTTCTCTCTCTAATGGAATCACAGGTATAAGGGAAACCAATTTAGGGGAAACCAAGGTTTCCCCTATGACCCCTTCCTTACCAGAGGAATTCAAGGTTTCCCCTATGACCCCTTCCTTACCAGAGGAATTCAAGGTTTCCCCTATGACCCCTTCCTTACCAGAGGAATTCAACTTTTCCACCATAACCCCTTCCTTACCAGAGGAATTCAAGGTTTCCCCTATGACCCCTTCCTTACCAGAGGAACTCAAGGTTTCCCCTATGACCCCTTCCTTACCAGAGGAATTCAAGGTTTCCCCCAAGACCCCTTCCTTACCAGAGGAACTCAACTTTTCCCCCAAGACCCCTTCCTTACTAGAGGAACTAAACTTTTCGCCTACAACAACATCTTTATCTTTTTTTCTACGGGTTATGTTCTTCTTTTCTTTTACTACTTTACCTTTAAGAGTTTTTTCTTTCTTTTCTTTAGGTGCCTTAGGTTCTTTAGGTGCCTTAGGTTCTTTAGGTGCCTTAGGTTCTTTAGGTGCCTTAGGTTCTTTTACTTTCTTCTCCTTAACTACCTTGGTTTTGAGAGTTTTATCTTTTGGTGTCTTAACCTTAAGAGTTTTTGCCTGTTTTAAAAAAATAGGTTTTGCCGTCGGTAAAATAGCACCATTTTTTACTACAACTGACCTACCATCTATTCGTTCATTTGGTTCTTTATAATCTAATTTTAAATAATCAAAAATTTCTCGCTCATCATTAAAAATCGTACTTATCTTTTCCTCTTTCTCTTTACCTGACTCTTTTTTATAAAGACCATGTTCATTTAAAGAAAGACCTATTTTCAATGCATGCCCTCTCATAACCGTATTAAATGTTTTACTTCCAGTAAAATATAACACTGCAAATGGATACTCAGTTAAAGAAGTATACATAAAATCAACTCGTCTAGCTGTCTTTTTATTTGGTAACTTAGCTATTACCAAACATTTTGTTTTTCCTCTAGAGAGAACTTCTATTATAATTCCTTTATTTAACAAAGAATCAATAAAATTGGGAAACATAGTAGTATCATCAGAAGTAATTATAACATCTATGTCACCTGATGTAGCTGCGCCTCTTCTATAACTTCCCACTATTTCATAACGAGAGTTCTCACTAGAAAGAGCTGTAAATGTGCTTTTAAAAATATTATTATATTCATCTATCTCACTACGAGGAATTCTCTCCAATATATCCTCGTAATACTTTAAACCGGCTTTTTGAACATCATTTAATAATTCATCTTGACGCTCTCTCAGTTGGGCGATGGTAGTGATACCTTTTTCTACTAAATCCTTGGCTTTTTTAGGACCAACACCATAAATCTCGCTCAAAACATATTCGGGTTTTCCTTTTTCCCTTTCAAATAGTTCAAGGGTTCCGGTTTGTAAATACTCTGTTAATTTTTCTTTTATAGTAGGACCAATAAATGGCTTTCCATCTAAATCAGAAACACTAGTTATGTCTGTTGTAATATTACGTAGAGTATCTTGCGCTTTTGTATAGACCCTACTACGCATATTGTCCCCCTTTTTTGACATAAGAGCAGCTAATCTTTCTAAAACATCAATAAATGTTTCGTTATATCTAGGTACTTCTTGATGTGTTTTATCGGTTTTTTCAATTATAGGTTGTGAGGGAAGAACAGAAATAGATTCTACTGGTGGTAAAGATTCGCGTATTATTAGTTTTTTCTTTTTCTTATGTATTAATTGATTTTGTTCATCCTGTGTTTCATACTTTTTTTGTTCCTTTTTAACCATAGGAATCATAGAATCATTATCCATATAAAATTATATATAATATATGGATATTAATAGTTCATGTTATACCTTTTTTGCCATAAAGCCATATGAGGAGAACTTTTTTCATGTTCAGGTCTGTTATCAGTGTAATAATATAAGGCTAAAGAATATCTCGGTATATGAAAAGGTGCCGACCAAATTTCTGGATGACCATGAAAGGCATCATCAGTAATTCTAAAAACCACTAATCTATTAAAAATTGGCGGTATTTTAACACAACATTTTGTCATGTCATTATTCCATAATTCTAATTCTCCTTTGTATTCAGATTTCCAATCTTTATTTAAATACAACAAAGCATTGATTCTTCTATGTTTTTTAGTTATGGGATGAATGTTAAAATCCGCATGAATCGCTAATTTACCACCATTTTTTGTCCTATGTATACCTCCACCATATAAATGAGGGTCGGATTGTATTTCTTTGATTCCGGTAATTTTTTCTAAAAAATCAATAAACTCAAAACTATTACTTAAATCAATAAATGATTGGGTAACAGGTCCGAATTTATTATAATCTGACAATCCTATTTTTTTACTTTGTACTTCAAAATCCGTTTCTTTTTTCACATATTCATCATCTAAAAAACCATTTAATGAAATAATTTCACGTAAAATTTGTTCGGCATATTCGGTATCTAAAAAATTATCTATTACTATGTTATTATAAGGAGCAGCATTAATAAAACTTGAATATAAATTCCTTTTATTATATTTATTTAAATCGCACATTTAAATAAAAATATATTTTTTTTAATTAGGTTAAACGAAGTAGCTAAAAACGGTAGGTTACTGGAATTTGTAACAATAAACTATAAATACTTTTTTACTACAGTATACCGATATTATTAAGCAATCCGAGTTGCTGTCATATTAGGATTACGTTCCCGGGTAATTACTTTAATGTTTCCATCCAAGTTATACAGACTTAAAACCACATAAATGATTGTATCTGATTCTACGACAAATATGCCTGATATTTTATTAATATATTGATATGAATTTATAAACGTCACTACCGAATTCGTGCAATTTTTATCATTGATGGTTTGTGAAACCATAGATAATGACTCTAACGATAATATGGTTCCGGGTTCAAAACTAGATAAAAAAATGGAGGATTCAACAAACCATACACCTTTTGATAATTTTATTGAAGAGTAATCAAATATTGTTGGTTTATTTTTAAATATAGGTCCGTTTGTTTTAATTGTATGTTCTCCGGTAATTTGATAACCGATATGTTCTCTACTTGATTCATATGGTTGTTGTGGACCTGTCGTTTGTAAACTAAAATCAGAATCAATATGAGTAGTATTTATTATAGAACTGATTAAAATTATATCGTTAATACTTTGTTGAAACAAATCACAATTTTGTGATGCATCTTGTAATAATTCATTTACCGGTAAATCTCTATTATAAATATTTGAGGGTGTAAAAACATCTTTATCTAAACCCATATATTTTGTTAAGTCTCTTTTTACAGTTTTATTATGATTTTTGTTATTAGTTTTATTTTTATAGGAATTCATCTATAATATAGAAGGATAATTAGTTGCTTTTACTTCAAAATCCCGGTGCATCAGTAAAAATCTGGGTTGACGCCATATTGAATGATTTATTATCAGTAACAATATTCAAAAAATCTGTTACCGAACCATCCATTTGAAACAATAAAAAGGCACCAATCATAGTAGAAACAAATACAACTACTGAATCACGAATTATATTTTTAAGGGGCTTCCATTCTTTATCAACAAATTTCATTTCTAAAATCTTTATTGTAACAAAAAGACATGTTACAATGATTGAGAGAATAAACACTTTTTCCATTGAAAATGTATATAAAGAAACTATTTTTTTTTATATACGTAAAAACGCATTATTCCTAAAATGGGCAGGGAACCTACGGTTCCCCTGCGACCCCTCCCTTAAAGCAGCACACTTATGGAAATAAAATTTATAATTTAATAAGGAGGAACCTACGGTTCCCCTGCGACCCCTCCCTTAAAGCAGCACACTTATGGAAATAAAATTTATAATTTAATAAGGAGGAACCTACGGTTCCCCTGCGACCCCTCCCTTAAAGCAGCACACTTATGGA